ACCCGCCGCAAAATACTCGCCCTTCTTACTCGTCTCCCAACGACCAGCAGCCTGACTGTCCGCTTTCAAATCTGTATGCGGAAAAATTTCCTTGTATAAAGGGTCAGCAATAAGGTCACGCACTTTCCTACCGAAACGGGTGGCAAGCTCCGTGTTCATCGTTGCCTGAATGATTTTCAGTTTAGGGTTCCTTCCCAAAAACCATGCGGGCATCAAGTAAGATGCTAATTCAGATTTGGAATGTCGGGGTGGCATGTTGATTATCAGGCGTTTTAACTCCCCCCGTGCAACCGCTTCGAGCTTCTCAGCTATAATTCGGTGGTGGTTCCCCTCGATAAAATCGTCATAGACATGGTGTGCAAAGGACATGAAACGATCTTTCGCCGCCTCACGACGCACGATACTTGCTTCTGCTTCCTTTAACAAAAGGATTTCTTTGAGGGCTTCTTCAGGGATGATGTCTAAGTTCATGCCCAAACGATATTATATTTAAATGAATTTATCAATCTAACATGTACTAACGTACTCGCTTCGCTCGTGCTCTTTTTATACCCCCTCCCCCCCTAGGCGCATGGCGCAACCGTCTAAGATTTGTCTAAAGTAACCCCGAATTTACTATTAAAAATTAATACCTTTTCTTAGTAGTGAATTTACTATTAAAAATTAATACCTTTTCTTAGTAGTGAATTTACTATTAAAAATTAATACCTTTTCTTGTATATAAAAAACTTTTCTTTTGGGTATTGCATTATCTTGCATTATCGTGTAACTTCATAGAAGTCTAAACGGAAACTATAGGAGTATACCAATGGACGAATTAGAAACAGACATGATTGTCTTAATGGCGGCTGATGCCGTTGCACTTGCCACCGCAAAACGTAAAGAGGCTGAAGCTGAAGAACGTAAAGCTAAAGCATGGATGACTGAAGTTTTTGAAACAACCAACACGTCATCTGCTACAGCATCCGACGGAACGACTATCTCACTCAAAGAAGTTGCTTCCCGCACATTGCGGACTGTTAATGGGGGACGTCCTAGTGATGACAACCCTTACATCATTGACGTAGAGTTGACTAGAGAACAACAAGAAGCTTTTTATAGCTTCAAGCCTGTTGTTCGGATGTACGTCAAGCCGCCTAAAAAGTAAACCAACAGGGGAGACGGAAACGTCTCCCCATTTTTTAAAGGAATATACAAATGCAAAATCAAATGTATTTTGGTCGTGTTCACCAAGAAAGCCTTCGTCAGGTTTTAGAGTTTTATTATGATGACGAAAAAAAGCATTATATGGAATCAGACTCAAATGAATTATATGGTCACATCTTTCATGAGATAAGCTGGCTATTAAAAGAGCTAGATAAGCATGACCGCAATGTTCAGCTTATAGAAGAACACGAAGCAACTCAAAAATGCTAAGAGCTCCACAATATAGACGACGCCGACATGCTCGGCGTCGTTTGTTTCTTGCAGACCAGATTGCCATTACATATCTGAAGCCAGACGCAAGAAAACGTAACTACCTCAGTGGAGAAGGACACAAAAAAGATTTTGTCCTAGAACACGCCGCCCGGTTGATGGCGACACAGACGCAAGCTCCGATTTGCGGATGTTGTGGCGAAGACGCAAGTACCGTCTTTGAAGCCATCGCCATGATCTACACAAGCGGCGAACGCCCGCTATGTGATACCTGTTGGAAGACGCAAGGTACTGAAAGCGCAAGAGGCACGATAGGCTGGATGTATTTCCGCTATCACCGCAAAAATTTATTAGAAGAAGAAGAAGAAAGTATTTGACTATCCCCCACGAATAGTCCACTATTGTTTTGGGTAATGTTGCCCAAGTCACCAACAGAAAGGTATTCAAATGTTGGCATTTTTAATTAACCCGACGACGGAGACTATCGAAGTTGTCGAACACGATGGAGACTATAAGAACATTCAAAAGCTAATTGGGGCTGATTTGTTCACAACAGTTTGCATCAAGTACGACGAAGACAAAGGCGTATCCACTGATATTTATGTGGATGACGAAGGCATGTTAAGCCTTACCGCTGACACCAAATTCATCAAATTTGATAACTACCCATACCCATTAGCAGGGAATGGTCTTGTTCTCGGATGCGATGTTGAAGGTGAAAGCATTGCGCCGATGATTAGCAAAGAAGAATTAGAGGATAGTATATCCTTTATGGATTTCTTTGAGGTTCGTGACTATGCAATGAAGGAGGGCATATAATGGGAATGGACGTTTATGGATTAAATCCTGTCCTGACCGGAGCTAGACCAGAGATTGACTGGTCTAGCAACCCGTCAGAGGAAGAGCAGGAAGCATACTTTGCCGCTAACGACGTATGGCATGCTGATAATCAAGGCGCATATTTTCGTAATAACGTCTGGTACTGGCGACCATTGTGGGAGTTTGTCTGCATAGCTTGTGATGATGTTCTTTCCGAAGAAGCAAAACACAAAGGCAATTTTAACGAGGGCTACCAATACGACGCAGAAACTGCGTTAATAATAGCTGACCGATTGAAAGAGGCGTTGGAAGGCGGGAGCGTTCAAGTATACGCCGAGCAACGTCAAGCACATCTTGATAGCTTGCCTCTTGAAACTTGCAATTTGTGTAATGGCACTGGTGTTCGTGATGACGAATATGTGCAGGGCAAATGCAACGGCTGTGATGGCACAGGCAAGGTCAAAAATTGGGATACACACTATCCTTTTGATGCTGACAACGTGAAAGAGTTTGAACAATTCTGTCGCCTGTCTGGTGGTTTTGAGATTTGCTAATCCTGTTGGTGGCAGGTGGGAGGGCGGCACTTCGGTGCTGCCCTCTTTTTTTGTCGCCCAGGGCTGCGCCCAGGACGGCGCTGATCCCGGAGACGCAAGACGCAAGAGACGCAAGGCGCAAGAAGCGATGTTGACTTTTCCCCAGGGAAAGTTATAATGAAGTATTAACAGAGAGGTATAAACATGACTGACGAAACTAGAATCTTAGAATTTCACGCCGACCCCAGCCATGGATGGCTCGCAGCCCCTATCGACGAGATACGGGAAGCTGGTCTGTCTATCAGCGGCTATAGTTATATATACCCCGAAACGGGGACTGCATATCTTGAAGAAGACCGCGACGCTATGGTCTTTATCAATTATCTAGAAAAAAACAACGTGGCGTTCAGAGTTAAGGAAACACACATAGACTACACCCATCCCATCCGACGCTTAGAACGCTGGAAAACAAAATGGAATGTAGAGGGAGATACACATGACAGCATATAATGGACACAGATCCTGGAACGCTTGGAACGTAAGCTTATGGATTAATAACGACGAAGGTCTTTATTTTCGAGCACGAGACCTGGTTAAAGAACACGGCATAACGAAAGCCGTCAGGCTTCTCCTGGAAGAATTACCCGCCACCACCCCAGACGGCGGACGCTACAATAAAACTTGCGTCCACGAGGCAATCAGAGATATACTAGACTAATCCCTCCCTGGATACTGAGCCTACGACCCCTCCTTAACAGTCGTAGGCTCTTCTTTTTTACCCTGGCTGCCAGGCCCGGCTGCCCAGGAAGACGCAAGACGCAAGGAGGCGCAAGACGCAAGGATAACAATGACTTACAAAAGAACGATAATACTTCCGAAGTTCCAGGCTGCTGCCCCTGGATTATTCAGACGCAAGGCGCAAGGCGCAAGAAACACAATCCGCAAGACTCGAGCCGTGATACATGGGGCTGGTTTCCAGCCCTTTTTCGTGCAAATCGAGGCTTTGACCGCCGCCAAATAAAAATACATCGCCCTTCGAGGGGCGTGAAACTAAGAAAAAATTTTTACCACCAGCAAGAGAATACTCATAATTCCATGCAATTTGAGCAGGACGTAGGTCAATTCGGTTAGCTTTTGCTATCTTTAGTTCCAACCAGAAGGCTGACCCGTTATATGCAATATGACTATCTGGAATACCTACGCCGACAGTATTCTCAATCCTTGTCGTGTGTGATTTGGGCGGGAGTTCTTTCTTTACTTGTTTCCACAATCTCTGTTCCGGTGACATCCCTGACGTTCCCTTCGATAAAAGCAGATGGATATTCGTTGCGTAATTTTGAAAGACGTTCGGCTATTTCTTCTCGTGACATATTATCAATAGAATGTATGTGCTGGTTTTCACGGCGGTCTACAGTAAGACCACCAAGTGATGACCTAATCTTTTCAGCATTGATGGCGGCAGAGAATTGTCCTTCTTCTTCGGCTGATCTAGAGAGTTCTGATAATCTTTGAAGCTGACCTATCAGCGTGACACCATATTTCTTTTCTCGTTCTTCTCGTAACTCGGTGATATGCTGTGTGACCAAAGGATAATCTTTGCCATTTAACAAACGGGAAGCATGAACATTCGCACTTTCTTTTGCGTACCCAGCCCGCCTAGCACATTCTGCATTGGAATAAATACCTTCAATATAAAGTTTAGCAAACTCTCGTTGTCTGTTTGTAAGATAACGACCTTCGTTTTCTATATCTTCTTTAGATTTATTTTCTTTTATCTCTGACATTTCTATCCTTTTGACCCATTAGAAGTGTATACTATGTATCCTATATGTATTCTTTAGATGTAATAAAAACAATACTTTAGTATACAAGTATACAGATATACATTAGATACACTGTAAATGAAAAAAATTTACTAAACATTTTTAAATCTACAGAGAGTATATGCTGTATTATTTTTCAGCACTTTCCCAAATGATTTGTTGACTTTCCCCAAATAAAAATAGATAATACATACGCCTGATTATACGGGCGTTTTTATTAACTTTCAACGAGGTATAACATGACTATAGAAAGCACCGAGGTTCACGAACCAAGTGACGCTGACATTGACGACATGAGAATACACATGACGTTGCATGATTTGCGTGGCTTGATTGACATGAACTTATCCATTCAAGATGTGAACATAATCATATCGGCACTTGAGCCGATACACATGGCTTTGACCAGCAAGATTACTGTGTCCGGCGATGTTGAAGAGGAGTCACAAGATGATTAAAGGCGTATTCAAAATAAAGGAATTGATTGAGAAGCTAGAGCAGTTTCAATCTGATGAGAGCGTTGCGCTGTATTTGGTTGACGAGGCTGATGTCCACAAGTGGAACACTGAAGCGAGTGACATCATGTCGATGGACTTGGGTTCGTTTGTCGATGCGCTTGATGAGGGCATGGTCAAATGGATAGACGAGGACGACGAGTTTGATTTGACCCCTAGCTGTGTCAACAAGATATTGGATTGGTATCCGCCGAGTTGGGTTGGAGGTAAATACTGATGTGGGACGATGAATTTATCAAGGCGGTCTACGAGATTGCTTTTGGCGAGAACGCCATTCACCGAGGATTTACATACGAAGAGGTCTTAGACCAACTCCGTGAGTTCTCAGACAAAGCCCTGATATGGGAGGAGAACCAATCATGAAGGATATTACTATAAAAGATTTTTATGAGTGGCTGGACACATACCCAGACAACGTCATTGGTTGGGAAGTGACAGAGGTTTTTGAAGGCGCACGTTATGTGCGGTTCTGTGTAAGAGAAGACGAGGAGGAGAACCAATCATGACTATGACAATGAAAATATTAGTGACCGGAAAGGTTTCTCGACAGGTATTAGTCGAGGGCAACAGTGTGGCAGAATGTGAAGCAAATGCGATAACCGAGTGGGCGGCATTGACGGGCGGTGATTACACCACCGCAGAGCCTAAAGTCGGTGTTGTGATGTCAAAGGAGACGCAAGATGATTAAATATAACGTAGGACGTATTCAACATTTTAAGGAATACATAATAGTCGAGGCTTCTTCAGAAGACGAAGCTTTCGACAAGCTTAGAGACGAGATAGATATTGGTGAGCGATTGAACCACGTTTATTTCGAGGGTGATGGTGAGTTGGTTTGTGTGGAGGTGAAAGATGACTAGATACAGAGTAGTGAGAACAGTTGAACTAAACACAAGTTACTATGTTGATGTTGCTGATGACGTGGACGTACAACAACTAGCGGACATGAACCCAGAATATGACGGGTTGGATATAGAGTATGTTTACGAAGATGATGTTACAGATAGCTACACGGCGGTCATTTTCGAGGTTAAACCAGACGCAGACCCGAAAAAGTCTTTTTATGAAAACGATGGCAAGCAAGTCTACCATCATGAATGGGAGTCACAAGACTATGAGTGAGGACGTAGAAAAGACATTGGTCTATATCCGTGAGAGTAGAATAGGCGAAGCAGAAATGTGTGTTAAGACGGACGGCAGTTTTATTGCCGTCCCGATTACACAGAGGCAACTGATCAACATCATCACAGGCGCAAGCGAAATACTTGCTCGTGACATACAAAGACGCAAGGAGGTTCACTGACATGTCATTTGAAAAATACATAGAGGAAAAAACACAAGAGTATAAACGTGGCAGAATCAGACGACGAGAAAACCTTGTTATAGTTATTGGAAATGACACTCAATCTACGCAGGTAGGTTACACGAAAGGAAAAAGTTTCAGTCCTCTGGTTAAGCATAAGAGGAACTTTCCTCCTATTTTTATTAAATGGAGAAAAGCATGAAAGATACAAATCAACTGACAGAAGGTTTAAGTGCCATTTGGCATGCACTACAAGCCTATCGTGAGGATTTAATATCTGAAGGTGAGGAAATGCATGACAAAGAATGGGATGAAATCTGCACGGCTATGGCTCACATTCATGAGGCACTAGACATAAAGCATGAGGAAATTAAATGGGTAAGATGAGAAAAGGAGAGCATACGAATGTTAAATATTAAACACGACTACAAGGGGTATGTGTATATACCCGAAGAAGACAACGACGAGGACAACGTAAAGATTAAGCATGTCATTTGGTTTGGTAATAGAATCAAGTTTCACGATACGAGTCACTCGCCCTACTCAGTCATGTCACGAAGTGATTTCGAAGAGTTCATCGACTCACACATCGAGAG